ATGCGGCCGGAATCCCGGGCGTCGCGAAGGCGCCGCGCGCACTCCCGGGCGAAGGCGCGGTCGACGCCGGCACGGGCGCGGTAGGCGCAGAGACGGACCGAGCGGAAGAGGGAGGCGGCACCCTTCGAGAGCAGGGGCAGAATGGTGGTTTCGAGCGCGCCGGGCGTGTCGTCGGGGGAGTCGATGAAGAAGACGGAGAGGGGGATGACGCCGGGAATCGCGATGCCCATGGAGTCGAAGCCCGAGGTGGCCCAGCGGTATTCCTCCCACGCGTGGCGGCGGAGGGCGGCATTGATGCGCGCCTCCTCGCGACGGCGGTCGGCGCGGCGAAGGGCGGCGGCGGAGATGGTTCGGCGGCGGGGGCGGCGGGACATGGCGGGAGGGGAAGAGCGGACGGAAGGACGGAAGCGGCGTCGTTTGATTGAGAGCGGGGCGAAAACGACGGGGCGGAAAACCGCCGCAGTGGTGGAGAATGCCCGCGATTCTACACCGCAGGAGCGGCGAAAGCAAGGAAAATTACGCACGGTGGAATCGATTTGTGTAAGTGCCGAGATACTGACGGCTGAAAGGGCGGGAAGAAGCGGACAAACGACGCGGCGAAGGTGATGCGGAAGTGGCGGCGTGGAAATGGAAAGGGGCGGCACGGATGCGTGCCGCCCCTTGGGGATGATGCGTGCTGCCTCTTGGGGGCGATGCCTGCCCCCTTGTGGCGATGAGAGACTCCTTGGAGGAGGGGCCGGAGGCGGGCTAGAGGGACTTGGCGACGAGGTCGCCGACCTGGGTGGTGGTCCAGCCCATCTGCCCGGCGAGCTGCGTCTTCATCTTCGGCGTGGTCTTTGCGATCGCCGCCTCGATGGCCTCGGCCGCCTTCGTCTCGCCGAGGTTGCCGATCATCAGCGCCGCGGCGCCGATCGCGGCGATCGGGTTGATGCCGTTCTTGCCGGTCCAGTCCGGCGCGGTGCCGCCGATCGGCTCGTACATCGAGACGCCGCCCTTGTCCGGGTTGAGGTTGCCGCCGGCGGCGACGCCGAGGCCGCCCTGGCACGCGGCGCCGAGGTCCGTAATGATGTCGCCAAACATGTTGTCCGTGACGATGACGTCGAACTGGCCGGGATCCTGGACCATCAGCAGGCAGATCGCGTCGACGTGGCGGTAGGCGAGCTCGACCGTGGGATACTTCTCCGCCATCTCCCTGGCGGCGCGCTCCCAGAGGCCGAAGACGTTCGTGAGGACGTTCGTCTTGCCGCAGAGCGTGAGGCGCGCGGTCTTGCCGGCGGCTTTCGCCTCGGCGGAGAGGCCGCGGAACGGCGCCTTCCTCGTGTGGCGCTTCTTCGCCAGCTCGAACGCGTAGCGCAGGCAGCGGTCGACCTGAAAGCGGTTATAGACCCACTCCTGCGAGGCGATCTCGTTGGGCGTGCCCTTCATCATGATGCCGCCCATGCCGGTGTAGACGCCGCCCGTGTTCTCGCGGACGACGACGTAGTCCATCGTCTCGGGCGAGACGCCGGCGATCGGCGAGGCGACGCCGGGATAGAGCTTCACCGGGCGCAGGTTGATGTACTGGTCGAAGTCGAAGCGGAGCTTCAGGAGGATGTTCTTCTCGAGGATGCCGGGGGCGACGTTCTTCGCGCCGGCGCCGGAGAGGCCGATCGCGCCGAGGTAGATGGCGTCGAACTTCCGGAGCTCGGCCTCGTCCGCCTCGTCGACGAGCCTGCCGGTCTCGAGGTAGTGCTTGCCGCCGAAGGGGAAGACCTTCGTTTTCAGGCCGAACTTGAACTTCTTGGCGGCGGCCTTGAGGACCTTGAGGCCCTCGCCGATCACTTCGGGGCCGGTGCCGTCGCCGGGGATGACTGCGATGTTGTAGGTTTTCATGGTTGGGATGGTCGTGATGGTCGGGATGGTCCGGATGGTCGGGATGGTCGGGATGGTCCGGATGGTCGGGATGGTCGGGATGGTCGGGATGGTCCGGATGGCCGGGATGGTCCGGGAGGGCTAGAAGTGGAAGTCGAGGCCGACGCGGAGCAGGATGTCGGAGTTCTTGAGCCGGGAGTCGTCGGGATAGACGTCGGCCGAGCAGGCGGTGAGGTCGAAGGCGACGTCGAGGACGACGTTGTCGGTGAAGAAGACGTCGAGGCCGAGGCGGAGCCCGGCGAGGGCGCCCCAGTGGCTCTCGGCGACGTCCTTGCCGCGGGCGACGCCGATGCGGGCTCCGACGTAGGGCGAGAAGCCCCACGGGCGGTCGTTCTGCGGATCGAAGGCGTTGAGGAAGTGGTACTGGCCGAGGACGGCCATCTCGTAGGTGTCCGCCACGTCGTCGTTCCGCGCGCCGAACGAGCCGCCGAGCAGGAACGCGTCGAGGACGTAGTATCCGGCGTGCGCCTCGAGGGAGAGGTCCTTCCCGTTCGCGGAGCCGGTGTCGTAGAAGAGCGATCCGCCGACGGCGATCGTGTCGCGTTCGGTGCCGCCGTAGAGTTCGGCGGACGCGGGGAGGGAGGCGAGGAGGAGGGAGGCGATGGCGGCGGGAAGCGTGCGGCGCATGGAGGGGCTCCGTGGCGGGGTGGAAAGGGGGTTGCGGAATGGCGCAACTTCACCACAAAACCGCCGGAAAGTCAAGCGGATTCCGCGCGCGTCCTCGCGCGCGAGGAGCACTTGCCTTCCGCGGCGGGCGGGGGTAGAATGCGCCGCCATGAAACCGCTCCGCAATCTCGCCGTCGCCCAGTCGGGCGGCCCCTCCATGGTCATCAACCAGTCGCTCGCCGGCGTCGTCCTCGCGGCGAAGGCCGCCGGTCCCGCCGTGGGCCGCATCCTCGGCGCCCGCCACGGCATCGACGGCATCCTCAAGGGCGACTTCCTCGATCTGCGCCGCCTCTCGCCGGCGAAGCTCGAGGCGATCGCCGCGACGCCGTCCTCCGCGCTCGGCTCCTGCCGCCACAAGCCCACGGAGGAGGACTGCGACAGGATCCTCGCCGCGCTCCTCGCGCGCGGCGTCGGCTACTTCTTCTACATCGGCGGCAACGACTCCGCCGACGCCGCGCGCATCGTCGCCGAGCGCGCCGCCGCGACGGGCGCGCCGCTGCAGGTCGTGCACGTCCCGAAGACGATCGACTGCGACCTGCTGGTGAACGACCACACGCCCGGCTACGGCTCCGCCGCGCGCTTCGTCGCCTGCGCCTTCCGCGGCGACGACCTCGACAACCGCGCGCTCGGCGGCGTGAAGATCGACGTCGTGATGGGGCGCGACGCGGGCTTCCTCGCGGCGGCCTCCGCGCTCGCGCGCCAGCGGCCGGACGACGGCCCGCACCTCGTCTACCTTCCCGAGCGCCCGTTCTCGATCCCGCGCTTCACGGCGGACGTCAAGGCGTGCGTCGCGAAGTTCGGCCGCTGCGTCGTGGCGGTGTCCGAGGGCATCCGCGACGCGAAGGGCACGCTCGTCGCCGCGAAGTTCTCGAGCGAGCGCGACTCGCACGGCAACCTCCAGCTCTCCGGCACCGGCTCGCTCGGCGACTTCCTCGCCCGCGCCGTGAAGGAGAAGACCGGCATCAGGCGCGTCCGCGCCGACACGTTCGGCTACCTGCAGCGCACGTTCCCCGGCATCGCGAGCGAGACGGACTCCGCCGAGGCGCGCGCCGTCGGCGAGGCCGCCGTCCGCCACGCGCTTGCGCGCGCCGCCGCGGGCGCCGCCGCCGAGAGCGCGACGGTCGTCATCCTGCGCAAGCCCGGGAGGAAGTACGCCGTGACGTTCGAGGCGCGGCCCGTGCAGGCCGTCGCGAAGAACACCAAGTCGATGCCCGACGCGTTCATCGCGAAGAACGGCCACGACGTCACGCCCGCCTTCCTCGCGTGGGCGCGTCCGCTCGCCGGGGCGCTTCCCGCCTGCGAAGTCCTGTAGGGGACTGGCCGGGGCGGGGATCGAACCCGCACTCTCTTGCGAGAAAGGGATTTTAAGTCCCATTTGCGCGAGCGCGCGAAAAAGGTTTGTTCTGCGCGAAAACTCCAATAAAATCGGCATTTCCTAACTTGCCCGCCATTTGCCGGACGGAGCCGTTGGAGACGTATTGGGTATCCGTTTTGACTTCCGAGCCGCGTTCTGGTAGAGTCTGGGCCAATGAAGGACAACGAAGACAAGACGAGCGCGTCCCGGCGCGCGAAGGGCTCCGGTACGATCTACAAGAAGGGCCGCATCTGGCACGCGCGCTGGGTTGTCGGCGGGAAGGTCTACCGCCGCTCCACCGGGAAGGAGCACCGCCGGGACGCGCTGAACGTCCTTGCGGACCTCGTCGCGCCGTTCCGCGCCAAGACGGAGGCGCTTCGCATCGACGCCCTGCGCGCACGCGCGGACGCATCAGAAGAGCGCGCCCGCCAACTTGTAGAGGCGCAGCACCGCCTCCCGGTCGCAAGCATTGCGGAGGAATATCGCAAGTCCACGCGCCGCCGGGACTGCGCCGCCGTCACGCTCAATCGCTACTGCGCGCAGATCGACGGCCTCGTCCGGTTCCTTGCGCGCCGCTTCCCCGCCGTCCGGGAAATGCGCGACGTGACGGAAGCGCACGCGGAGGCGTTCCTGCGCGCGATCCGCGACGAGTCCCCGAACTCCTACAACAAGCGCATCGTCCTGTTCCGCAACGTCTGGAAGGTTCTCGGCGCGCAAGCCGGTTGCGAGTCAAATCCGTGGGCGGCATCTCGCAAGAGGCGTCTGGACACCGCGTCCCGTCGCACTCTCACGCGCGACGAGCTGGACGCCGTGGTGCGCGCCGCCTCGCCGGAGATGAAGACACTCATCGGCATCGGGCTCTTCACCGGGCTTCGGCTAGGCGACGCCGCGTGCCTAGAATGGGAGGCTGTCGACACGGAAGCTGGCGTCCTGCGAATCAAGCCGAAGAAGACGGCGCGGACGAGCCAGGTCGTAGTCGAAATCCCGCTCATCCCGGAACTTGTCGCCGTCCTCGCAGGAGCGAAGACCGCCGGGCGCAAGTCCGGCTTCATCCTGCCCGGAATCGCGGAGCGCTATCGGACGAAGCCGACCGGCCTCTCGTGCGACATAAAGGCGCTGTTCGAGTCCGTCGGCATAAAGACCGACGTGGAATCTGAGAACGGCAGGAACCGCCGCCCGCTCGTTTCCTTCCATTCGTTGCGCCACACGTTCGTAAGCCTCGCCGCGAACGCGGGCGTACCGCTCCACCTCGTCCAAGCCATCGTCGGCCACACAAACATGAGGATGACCGAATACTACGCGCACGCGGACAGAGCGACCGCCATGCGCGAAATCGGGCGGGCGTTCGCTGGCGTAGGACGCGCGCTAGGGCAGGGGAGCGCGCCAATCGCGGAATTGCCCGCACCGAACGCCTCGCCCGCCTTGTCGCGCGTCCTACGGGCCGCTATGGCCCTTTCCCCGGAAGACCGGGCCGCGCTTGTCAGCCGCCTAACCTCGTCCCGTGCGTGAACGTGCGCGAGATCGCGTCGGCGGACTCAAGCCCGACGGCATCTATGCCGTAGGCGCTCCGTCCGTCACGTTTCTTGAACCGCGAGGACGCGCAGGACGAACACCATTCCTTCCAGCCGAGTTTTACGGCGGGGCGTATCGGCGTTCCGGGCTCCAGTTCGCGCCGGTCGCAACCGGGCCGTCCAAATTCTCGCCCGCACCGGGCGCAGATATAGGTTTCTCCTATCATCCGTTTTCTCCTGCCGCTTCGTCAACAGTAATCGTATCCTTGAGTTTTTCGGCCAAATCCTTGAGGACCTTGTCTATGTCCTCGACGACGCCCCAGCGCTTCTCCAACTTCTTCTCCGCTTCAAGCCGCTCTTCCTGCGCGCGCATCCGCGCCGCCTTCGCCTCGTTTTCCTTCGCGACGGCGGCGTTGATGTCATCCTGCTTTTTCTTTTCCTGTTCGAGAATGTCCCGCCACTTGCGCGGCATCCTCTTGATGAGATCCTCGTCCTTGACGCCGGGATTCATCTTCCTCGCATCGTCCAGCGCCTTGCGAATATGGTCTTTCATATTCTCGTAGTGCCGGTCTTTTTTGGCCTGCTCCTTCGCAGCCTTGCGCGCCGCGTCGGTGGCGTCGAGATCGTCCATGCCGAGCTTGCGATTCATCGCCTCTTGTAGTTGGGCCTTCGCTTCCGCCTCCATCGCCTCCGCTTCCTTTTCTGCTGCTTCCGCGGAGCGAACGATATTCTTGAGTTTCTGGATTTCGGCCTTTTCGATTTCCTTGCGGATACGGTCCGCCTCCTTCGCGCGTTCCGCCTCCTTCTTTTCGCGTTCCTTCGCCGCTTCCGCCGCTCGTCTTTCCGCTTCGGCCTTTTCCTCGGCCGTCTTCGCTTCCGCATCCTGCGCCTCTTGCGTCTTACGGCGGGACTCGTATTCCGCTTCCTTCGCTTCGAGGGCGACACGCTTCGCTTCGATTTCCGCGTCATCAGAGGCGCCGCCGTTCTGCTCCGCCTTCAATTTGTCGCGGAGGGCCTTGATGCGAGCAGCCGCTTCGCGTTGCCTCTTGATGGCGGCGTCTTGGTCGCGCTGATTCTCAGCCATCCTTTTCTCGATTTCCTCGACGCGCTTCTGCCTGTCTTGAACCTGCTCGCCCCACATGCCTCCGCCGGTCTTTACGGCGTCGACAACGGAGCCCAAGCGATTGTGCCTCTGCGCCCATTCGGAATACGCACCCATCGCGTCCTCATGCTGGGAAACAAGCCGACCGTTCGCCTGCCGAAGACGGGTTCCTTCGTTGCTCGCGGTCTGCAACTCCTTTTCGGCGGCGGCCAGTTCCTGCCTCAATGTGTCGATTTCCTCGCGACGGCGCTTGTCCCTCGCCGCCGCTTCTTCGTCAATGCGGCGACGTTCAAGGTCAAACTCCTTTTTCGCGTATTCGTCCTCGATGCGCTGGCGTTCATTCGGGTCGGTCACGCCAGCGAGCGCATCCGCCTTGTTTTTGCGGAGCGTCGCGGCGTCCATATCGCCCATCGAGTTCGCGATCCGTTCCTCGTTCTGCATCGCGGCGACGCGCGTTTGATGGAGCCGTTCGATCTCGCCGCGAAGCCGCTTGATTTCCTCCGACGCCGTGCTCGCCTGCTCTTTGATTGCGGAAATGGAGTCGGCTATATCCTGCATCGCGCGTTCGTGCCGTTCGCGAATCCAGTTCTGGACGTTCTCGCGGATGGCCTTGAACGCAACGATGAGCGCACCCGCGACAACGCCGCACTTTGCGAGCGCTGGCGTCAGTCTTGATAGCGACGATATTGCGCCGGAGAAGTTCCCGGACAGCGCTTGCTGAATCGACCGTCCGACCGAGGTCCATAGTTGCCGCAGTTGCGAGCCGGTCATGTCGGAAGTATCCTTCAGACGCGCCGAAAGCATCTTGAACGACTCGCTTACCTCTCCGGGAATCTTGCTGATTCCGGCGGCGACATTCTTGAGCGCGGCAGACGCCTCGTCGCGCACCTTTACAATGAACTCAATTACCTTGCTGCTCATAGCGGCTCCTTTCCTCCCGGATGGTGACGATTCGGAGAACCGCCGCGCGCAGTTTCGCGATGGATTCCACAACGGCCCGCTTCGGCGCGTCGGCAGAGCCATTGACGCCGCTCTTCGCAATCATTTCGCACGCCCTGCGATACGCGATGAGAGCGATATTGCGGTCCTCCGCATACCAGTAGTCCGGCGAAACGCCGGTCATTGCGCCGAGTTCTGCGGCGAGCGCCTTCCAGCGCAGGGTCCCGCGCGCGAAGTCATCCTCCGGCGCTTCCGGCTTCGGCGGTCGGCCCTTGCGCCGCTTGCGCTCAACGGCTTCTTCGACCGCGCTCATCTTGCGAAGCACCTGTTCCCCGAGGTCGCGCACGCATTCGGCGCTTGTCGGGTCGAGCGGCATTATCGCGTCGCAGAACGAATGCAGGAGGTCTCCCGCTTTCACGGCGACCTCGAACCCGTCCCCGCGCCGCACAGCTTCCACGGCCCGGAACACCTCGTCCACGGACGCCGTGCATTTTCTAGCCCATTTTCGGAGCGCGCGGCGCAGGTCGCGCTCGTCGACGATGCCGTCCAGCAGGGCCGTGTCCGTTCCGTTCGCCATAGCGAAGGGAACGAGCCAGTTCGCCTCCTGCGTCCCATCGTCGATTATATAGAGGAACCTATCCAGAAAATCGGACGCGGCGCAGGTCAGAGGGCGTAGCACGATATTCCCGGCGCGGACGGGAGACTGGACGGCCAAGTCCCGGAAGTTTTCGCCTCCCGCCGCCATCTGCGCCGCGCCGATGTCGTTCAGTTCGACGATCTCGTCGGGCGTCAGATCGGTGACGTGGAACACGCGGCGCAGCTCCTCGATGGCCGCGCGCGCTACGGGGTTCAGCGGCATCGCAGTCGCCTCCGCGCGCTATCAGGAGCCGGAACCGCCGGTCGAGCCATGCTTCTCGAACGTGAACGAGGAAGTCTCGGCCGCCGTGTTGCTGCGGTCCTCGCTGGAGGCGGTCATGTCCCACCCGCTCATCGTGGGCGTTGCGATTCCGACGAAGTTCACAGCGAGGGTTTCCACCGGGTCGCGGTTCTCAGACGCCAGATACGCCCCGCCGCAGTCCGTGGCGTCCTCGTGCGTGATGCCGAGGGTGTAGGTCGCGCCGGACACCGCGACGGACGGATCGCTATCTGCGCCGACGAGCGCCGCGATGCCGCACGCGCCGAAGCCAGCCGGGAGCGTCAGCGACGGCGTGAGGAAGCGATGCTCCGTTCCGTGCGAGTGCTTGCCGTCCGAAACGTCCGTATGCTTGTGCGCGGAGATCGACACCTCCGGGTAGTCCGTCGGCGTATAGGTCACCGTCACGTTGTCGATATGATAGTACTCGTCTTGGTCGTTCGGATCGGCCACGCGCTTTCCGGGCGCGATGTTCGCGACGGAGAACGTCCCTTCCGCCTGATAGACCTTGAACGTCTCCGTGATGCTGTCCTGCCCGCCGTAGAGAGTGGACGACTTCTCGTCGCCGTTCTTGTCGACGGCCTGCGCGCGCTGCTGCGAGGTGGAGTGGTTCGTGGTCTGCACCTCGCCGACGGACGTGCCGACGAGCGACGCGAAAATCCCCTCTGGGTTAAAGAATCCGACTGCCATTTGTGACTCCTTTGTTTTGGATGGTGTGGCTTCAACTTTTACCGACTGGTAAAATATGGAGATTTTGCCAATGGCGAACACCGCGATTCCACAGACACTCATCTACGACGGAACCATCTACGGAGTCCCGTGCGACGGCGCGCGCAACGTGGAGTCGCGCCCGGTTTGCGTCCCGATGGGCGCTGCCGCCACCCTCGTCCTTTCGTTCCGGGACGCCCGCTCGTTCCAGCCGACCCTGCCTCCGCGCGCCGACGAATGCGTTTCGTGGCGCTTCGAGATCACCGACAGGCGCGGCGCGGGCCACGTCTGCCTCTACGCGAAGTCGAGCGGCGTCGTGCTTGACGCGGACACGCAGTCAATCGCAATCGACCTCACGGGAACCTACACGACCGAAATGGAGGCCGCGCTCGCAGACCGCGAGATCGGCGAGTTCCCCGCATTCCTGTCCGGCTTCGACGGCAACGGCGCGCGCATCGTGTCCGTCCTCACGCACATCCGAATCGGCAACACCTCCGACGATACCGCCGAACCAGAGGAGGCCGACACGCTTTCGCACCGCATCGAGGTGCTTGCCGCCGCAATCGCCGCCGCCGCCGCCGCCGCAAAGGCGCTTGACACCGGCGCGGAGAACCCGGACTACGGCTCGACCGACGATATGGTTATGGACCTCGTTCGCATCCTCAAGAACCTCAACCAGCAGGAATAGACGATGCCGGACACGCCGACCAGCTACACGTTCGAGCGCTTCCCTCGCAGGGAGCGCATCCAGACGGCTGCGGCAACGGAGGCGACGGAGGCGCTCGCCAAGCAGATCAACGCGCGGCTCTCCGCGCTTCTTCCAGTTTCAACCGTCGAGCCGGACACGGTGAACAAGATTCTCTCCCGGCAGAACTCCATCGTCAAAAACATCAACGCCCTCGCGGGGCAATAGCAAGGAGAATACGAAATGGCAGCAACAGCGCTCGGCAACATCCCGCTTTCCACCACCCTATACCCGGCGTCCGACGTGGACACCGCGCTTCAGGCGCTCGCTTCCGGCGTCTCCGAGGAAATCGCCTCCGCCGTCAGCACGGCGTGGAAGGCGGGCGGCAGCAAGGCTCCGACCGACCTCACCTCCGCGCTGCTTGTCGCGGCGAACGAGGGCAAGGTCTACAACATGTCGGCGTCCGGCACGACCGACTCCAACTTCATGGAGGGGGCTGGCAAGCCGTACAACGCCGGAACGGACATCGCCGTCATCAACACCGGAACCGCCGCCTCGCCCGTCTACAAGTTCAACGTGCTTGCTACGCAGGATTCCTCCGTGGTGAAGTCCGTGAACGGAATCACTCCGACGAACGGCGCGGTGACGATCCCGAACGCGGGCGCGTCCACGAACGGCCTCATGACGAGCGGTGACTACACGAAGCTGTCCGGCATCGCCTCCGGCGCGGAGGTCAACCAGAACGCCTTCGCGAAGATTGCCGTTTCCGGTGTGGCAGGAACCGGTGACGCGGCATCCGCGACGGATACTCTCACCCTCGTTCCCGGCAACAACGTGACGATGAGCCGGACCGGGAAGTCTGTGACGATCAATGCGACCGTTCCGTCCGGCGTCGTGACTGGAGTCGTCACTGACAGCGGAACGGCCTCGGCAGATTCAAGCGGACACGTCGACATCCACGGACGCAACGGCGTCACAGTCACGCGCGAGGCGGACGGCTGCGCAATCATCGTTGACGCGTCCGGCATCTCCGGCATCGCGGCCGCCGCGCGGAGCGGCGTCCACGCTCTGTCCGGCGCAATCTCCGACTTGAAGAACTTCTCCAAGGTCACGGTTCTCAACTCCGCTGGGTCGGTCGTGACGAATGGAACGATCACCCCGGCGTCGAACGCGGACGAAAGCCTCGGCTTCAAGGCGGGAAGCAACGTCACCCTGTCGACGAGCGGGAAGAACATCGTCATCGCCGCGAGCCAGCCGTCCGTCCCTGTGAAGGACGGCAAAATAAGCGGCGGCTCGTCGCTGCTCTCCGGCACGACCATCGTGATCCCGGTCGCCACCTCCGGCGCCCTCGGCGTGGCGATGCTGCGGGATGGGTTGGGTGAAGGCGACGTTACTGGACATTCGCAAGCCGTGACGGTTGCCGCCGTGAGCGGAGCGATTTCCGGTATGCGAGAAGATCTGAACTCCAGAATGGTCTCCGGCGGCACGTTGCACAGCAACCTCGTCTCCCGCTCCCTCTCGAACCCGACCGGCACGGTGAGCGGCAACACGATCTACGCGATGCTCGCCGCGCTACACGCCTCGGACAACACCGCCGAATCCTAACGACCCAACGAAACCCACACTCAGCGCACACTCCAATGACCGCATCCGAAATCCTCCAGAACGCCTACGTCGTAACAAACGGCGGCGAACGGCTCGAGCAGTTCCGCCGCACGTTCGAGGCGGCCGGGCTCTCGCCGCTGCCGAAAGTCTGGAACGCCTGCATGATCCCCGGAGAGGGGAAGCTCGGCAACTCCGTCAGCCAGTACTCGCTGGTCCGCATGGCGAAGGAGACGGACATGCCGTTCCTCGTCGTGTTCGAGGACGATGCCGTCCCCTCCGACGATGCGGCGCAGGCGCTCACGAGGGCGTTCAACCTTCGCAAGCCGGACTGCCTCTGCCTGACCCTGGGGTGGAACTACGATTCCGACCCTGAGGCGGGAGACGAGATGGCGAAGAAGAGGAAGGTATACGGGTCGCACGCCTACGTCCTGTTCGGTCAGGAGGCATACGACGCCTATCTTCGCAAGTGGCCGGAGAACGGCGGCGCCGACATCGTGATTTCGCGCATGGACGGGGCGAAGATGAACGGCGAGAAGGTGTTCGAGCAGCACACCGTCGGTCCATCGCTGCATCTGCCGCAGGGGTGGGCGGCCGACCAGCAGATCGCCGAGGTCGTCGGTGATGAGATCGTCGCGAAGTGGAGCAAGGCGCGCGAAGTCGTGGCGCAGATGAAGGCCGAGAAGGCCGTCCACGTCGCGTGGTGCATCGACGTGCAGGGGCCCGGCGCGGCGCAGTTCGCCGACCAGCTCTATGTCTCCGTCAAGTCCGTCCGTGACACGCGCGCGCCGGGCGACTCCGTGGTCGCGCACATCTGCTACGCGAACGTATCGGTCGAGCTGATGGAGCGGCTCCACGCGCTTGACGCGGACGGTTTCAAGGTTGCGACGCGCAACATCGCCGAATCCGACCTCGCGTACTGGCAGCAGTTCACCACGCATGACCCTCGCTCCGCCGCCCGCCCGTGGGGCGGCATCGTGTTCGCGCGCATCTGGCTCCCGTTGCTTCTGCCGAACGTGGACCGCTGCATCTACCTCGACGCGGACACGATGTGCCGCGCGCCGATTGCCGACCTCTACCGCGGCGAGCTGCCGGAGGGCAAGTGGCTCGGCATGAACGTCGGCTCCGTCCCGGAGTACGGCTACAACTCCGGCGTGATGCTGATGGACCTCAAGGCGATGCGCGAGGACAAGACGCTCTACCAGCGCCTTGGTGAGTTCATGGCGCACCACACGCGCTCGTTCCATTGCCCGGATCAGACCACCATCAATAGGTTCTTCGCCGACAAGATCGCCGACATCGGGCGCGAGTGGAACTTCCCGCCGACGCCGGGGGCTGCCGACCCGGAGATGATGAAGGCGAAACTATGGCACTTTTACAACGGCCATCAGAAACCGTACAAAATCGCAGCTGACGACTTCGGGCGCGCGCTCGTTCTCTGGAACAACATTCTTACAGAAGGAGAGAGGCAATGACAAACAACTTCTGGCGGCTCGGTACGGTCCGCTTCGACAAGAAGGTCGTGACGCTCAAGCGGGGCAACATCCCGCTTGGCGAAGTCAACATCTACGAAGACCCGGTGCTGACGCTGGACGCGCGCGGCGAGCCGTGCTACCTGCCGCTCGCCGTTCTACCGTCCACGGCGCTCATCTGTCTTGCAGACTTGGAGGATGCGTAAGATGCCATCTGTTCTTGGGAACACGCCGCTCTCGAATCAGATCGCCATGCCGACGGACATCCCGTCGGTGGACGATTCGCTGACCGTCTCCGGCGCGGCGGCCGACGCGGCCACGGTGGGCGAGGCGTTCGATCTCTTTTCCGACTGGCTCACCGAGACGACCTACACCGTCACGCCGACCATCACCTATGCCTCTGGATGGAGTGCCTCGACCGCCATCACCGTAAGGATCATCAACGGCCGTATTGGATACGTCTCCGGCAACATCAAGCGCTCGTCCGCATGCGCGGCAGGAACCTCCGTCAACCCATTCTCCGCGTTTTCGTGGCCGACCGGAGTCGCGCTTTTAGGAGGCGCGGTTGCCATGGCGAACCAACAGCTGATTCTCTATTTCAACAACGCCTCTACGGCAATCATGCCGCTCGCGCAGATCGCGTCCAATACAAACATCTATGTCAGAGGATTGATCCCGCTCACGGTCACGTCCGACGCCTACAAGGAGTTCTAGACCATGATCTACGCCAAGCTCCCGGATGGCGCGACGGAAAGCGCCGAGCATACCGCGACCGCTCCGGACTCGTTCCGGACGGAGGCCGACCTTCTGGCTGGCGGCTTTCTGCCGCTTGCGCAGACCGACCCGCCCGACGAGGATGCGGGGACCGGCTACTATTGGAACGCGCGATACAAGGTCGAGGAGGGGCGCGTCGTACAGTTCTGGGTTCGCGAGCAGGCCGCGGTCTCGCCTCGCGTGTTCAGCAGACTCAAACTGAAGATGGCGCTCGCTAGGCAGGGGCTGCTCCCGCAGTTCCTCGCCGTTCTGGAACAGATCGAACTCGTCCCCGGCTCCGGCTATATGGCGTCCGAGGCGTTTGGCGACGCGGTGACGCTTTCCGAGGACTACGACGGCTTCGCTGCTGCGGTTGCAGCCGTGAAGACCGCGCTCGGCGTCACGGACGATGACGTGGAGCGGATTCTAGCCGCGTCGGTCGCGGAGTAGGCTTTTACCCGGCGGGAGAAGATGGGGAGCGAAACAAGATGGATAGAATGGCAAGACTGCGTTCCGCGCTCGGCCTCGTCGCCGCAACCGCGCTTTGCTTCGTCGTAATCGGTCTCGTCGCGGCTTGCGCGGGCTGCGCGACCGACCCCGAAACGGGCGACGTGACGATCCGCGTCCCGGCTCGCGCGGTGGGCTTCGCGACGAACGCCGTGCGGGAGTATCTGGAAGGACTGGAAGAGGCGGCGAAAGGCTCCGCGCAAGCGGACTCTTCGGGCGCGGCCGAATCCGGTTCTCCCGCCACGGCGGAGGGCGAAGCGGCGACTAGTCAACCCCGCGAAGAACCGGATGCCGTGGCGCTCCAACTTGACTTCCGGTACGGCGGGTTCAAGGCGAAGAATCCGCAGGAGGTCGCCGGGTGCCAGATTGGCTCGCTCAAGGTCGGTAGCGACAAGATGACATACAAGTGGGTCAAGGGCGGGTGCGAAGCCCTCGGCGCGGCGGACAAGTCAGACTACTCGCAGACCGTCGCGTGCGCGTTCTACTTCGACGAGAAGGCCGGGAAGTGGGTCGGCGGGAAGTTCGATTGGATCAGCACCTCGCGCACCTCGCGCGGCTTCGAGAACATCAAGTCCGGCTACGGCGGCTGGGACGCAAAGGCGTTCTTCGGCGCGAAGCGGCACGGGTTTTGTATCGTCTCAAAGGACGGCAAGAAGCGCTCCAACTTCATCGAAGACTAGCGGCGTGAAGAAGAGTGACCTCATCTATCTCGCAATCCCGGCTCTCCTTGCGCTGACCGGCGCGTGCTACGCGCTCGGCGTCTGGCTTGATTGGGCTACCCGATAGGCGATGGAACCGGGACAGACCAGTTTTCTCCATTCCGGCGACATGGGCGACATCGTGGCCGGGCTTGGCGCGGTGTCGGAGTACTGCAAGAAGCAGCAGACGCGCGCCCGGATTCTGCTCGACACGAACGGCGGCTGGCAGAGCCCGTTCTGCGTCCGTGATTCGCGCGGGCTCGGCATGAAGTTCGACCGAAGGGCGGCGGACTTCCTCGCGCCGCTGATTCGCGCGCAGCCGTTCGTCGCGTCCTGCGAGGTCTGGGACGGCAAGGAGAAGGCCGACATAGACCTCGATGCGTTCCGGCAGGGATTCCGCAGGCCGTTCGTGCTTGAGACGTGCCGCAACCTGCTCTACTGCCATCAACAGGCGCTCGGATTGAAGATGGGGTGGCACGGCGCGTGGCTCGCGTGGCCGAACGCGGAACGCGGCGCGTTCAAGCGGGACGCGCTCGTCGCCCGGTCGAACCGCTACCACTCGTCCGACCAAATCTACCGCAAGAACACGGAGGCGATCAAGGCGGGCGGGTTCGTCGGCACGGACTTGGAGTACGCCGCGTTCGAGGACTGCACCAGAATCAAGCCGGAGCGCGTCCCGGTCGCCAACGCCGCCGGACTGGCGCGGGAGATTGCGGCGTCGCGCACGTTTTTCTGCAACGGAACCCTCGCCTACTGGATCGCCGTCGGCATCGGGCATCAGCACATCGTCCACGAGGTGGGCGTCGGAATCCCGACCACCGTGTTCCGCCCGTTCTCCATCCCCGGAATCGAATACGCGCAGGGGAACGGCCTCCGCGCCATTTCCGACCTGCAATAATGGACATTCTCTACATCGTCGGCCCGCCCGGACTTTCCAAGCACGGCAACCAGGAGCTGCGTTGGTCGCTCCGTTCGGTCTCAAAGTACGCCCGGAACGTTGGGCGCGTGATCGTGGCGGGCTACCCGCCGCCGTGGCTCTCCGACGCCGTTGTGAGGCACGAGGTGCTTAATCGGCCCGGAGAGTTCAAGTTCCGCCGCATCTGGCGTTGCGCGTTCGCCGTGATAGACGCCGGAATCTTGAAGGGCGAGTTCCTTGTCTCGTTCGACGACAACTTCTACACGAAGCCCGTGGACGTTGACGAGACGCCGTTCTGGAAGCGACGCCCCGAATTGCTTCCGTTCTCCGCGAAGGCGAACGGAGGCGACAACTACCGGCGTAGCATCGCGGAGACGCGCGACTGCCTTCTCCGGGCGGGCTACCCGATTGTGGACTGCGCGTGCCACTGCAATACGCGGCTCCACGCGGCGGACGCCGAAGCCGCGCGCGCGCTAGACGAGGCGGGCGGCGGTCCGCACCATTGGCTCGGGCTGGACTTGGAGGCGACGTTCGTCAATATCCGCGCCGCTCGCACGCCCGGAATCGAGTTCACATACCGGAAGGACTGGAAGTGCGAGAAGTTCGACGCGAACGCGGTGGCATCCGGGCAGTTCAGCATCGGCGACGGCGCTTTTGACGATCCGGCATTCGTCGGATACATGGCGCGCGAGTTCGGCGCGCCGTGCGTCTACGAGAAAACCGAAAGCACACTCAAATGAACATCGTCGAAAAGCCGATTGCCGAAATCGTACCCTACGGGAACAACCCGAGGAACAACGATTCGGCGGTTGACGCGCTGGCGGCGTCAATCAAGGAGTTCGGGTTCAAGGTCCCGATTGTTCTCGACAAGGATGGCGTGATCGTCGCGGGACACACCCGCGTGAAGGCCGCGAAGAAACTCGGGCTGAAGACGGTTCCGTGCGTGGTGGCGGACGACCTCACGCCGGAGCAGATTCGCGCGTTTCGTCTTGCGGACAACAAGACAGCCGAACTCGCGACGTGGGACTTCGGGAAACTGGACATCGAGCTGGAAGGGCTTTCCGACTTCAACATGGAGCGGTTCGGGTTTTCGGACCGTCTCGATTCTCTCGAACAACCGGAAACTCTAGACGGCGAAGACGCGGACAAGCCGTATGTCTTGCGTTTGACCTTCAAGACGGCTTCCGACTGCGAGAAATTCTTGGACTCCCACCGCGATGAAATCGACGCAATGGGTGCGATTGCGTCCGTTTCCGGCGGTGGATTGTGACGGGAAATGCGCCTCACAGTCGCAACGCGCGAAGCGATAAGATTCGCGTGCATCCGGTTCCACTACGCGCGGTCGGTTCCAGTCTCTACAATCGGATTCAATGTCTACAACGGAGCCGGGGAATGGTGCGGCGTGGTTCTTTACGGGAGGGGTGCGACGCCGAACATCGGAAGCGAATACGGGTTGAAGACCGGCGAAGCACTCGAACTGGTGCGCGTCGCGCTCAACGGCAAGCAGGAAGCGACCTCGCAAGCCGTAGCAGCGTCTCTCAAACTGTTGCGCGAAAAATGCCCGTTGTGCCGTCTCGTCGTTTCGTTCGCGGACTGCGACCAGTCGCACCTCGGCACGATCTACCAAGCGACGAACTGGATTTACGTCGGGACAGTCAAGCGGGGAGAATGCACCGCCTTCATCGTGCATGGGAGGAAGATGCACCCAAAGACGGTTTATTCGCACAAGGTCCGAATCGGAGGCCGCGTCGTTCCGTGTCCGCAGACCATTCAAGCGGTTCGGAGATTCTTCGACCCGGCGGCGACTGAATTCCGCACGCTCGGAAAGCGGAAGTACCTGTATCCTCTCGACAAGCGCACGAGAAAGCGAATCCTTCCGCTCGCAAGGCCGTATCCGAAGAACGAGGACTGGAAACCTATCGACTATCGCGCGAAACGAGCCGCGAAGAAGAAGCCCGCTGTTTTACCAGCCGGACAGTAGCGGAATGAAGACGCAAGGCACACAGGCGTCTCCGCCGGTCGTAAGGCTGGGCGAGACGATCGTCGTAGAGGAACTTCGGATGCTCTGCACGGGCGTCGTGGACACGATTTCCGGCGTCCGCGAATACGAGTTCCAGTACTTTTCCGGCGGCGTCGAAGAGGAATGGCGCGCGTCGGAGCCGAAACTGAACGCAATCGGCTGGAAGAAATACGGAGGACGCGATGGCGGGAAAGGCTTCTGACGACGAGGTGGAGGACGCCATCAAGCAGGCGCACGGCAACGCGTCGTTCGCCGCGCGAATCCTCACAAGCAACGGGCACAAGTACACGCGCTCCGGCATCCTGAAGCGCATCCAGCGCAGCGAGCGGCTTTCGCAGGCCCACGCGGACGCGAAGGCGGAGATCTGCGACCTCGCCGAATGGAAGATTCTCAAGAAGGTGAACGACGGCGACCTCCGCGCGTGCATCTTCATCCTGGAGCACCTGGACCCGCGCTACAAGCCGACCTTGGCAGTCGAGGAATCGGAGTCGCGCCCGCGCCGGTCCGCGAAGGAACTCGAAGAACTGATGGCGAAGCGCGGCTGGCACCGCGACTCCGCGCCGAAGAAGAACGCCGACGAACCCGAAGAAAGCAAGGAGAACGAAAATGCCGAAGAGGGCAACTGACGAAACCGCAGGAGACGCGCCGCGCATCGAAATGATGGCGCCGGACGCGCTCAAGCCATACGAGAACAACCCGCGCTTCAACGACGGGGCCGTGGAGTTCGTCGCGAACTCCATCAAGACCTTCGGCTTCCGCCAGCCGGTCCTCGTCGACAAGGACATGGTGGTGATTGCGGGCCACACGCGGATCAAGGCGGCGAAGAAACTCGGTCTCGCGAAGATTCCCGTCATCGTGGCGGACGACCTTCCGCCGGAAAAGGTGGCCGCGATCCGGCTTGCCGACAACAAGACGGCGGAACTCGCCGCGTGGGACGAAACGGCGCTACAGGAGGAATTGGACGCTATCGCGGGGCTCGACCTGGACTTCAAGATGGAGGACTTCGGCTTCGCGGACCTTTCCGACCCGACGAAGGACATCGAGGAGAACGACGTGACGGAAGAGGACGACGCCTTTTCGGAGGACAACGAGAACGCCATCATCCACCTTCCCGTCCCGAAGCGGCTCAAGATGCCGATCGAGGGCTACCGGCACGCGAACGGCGACGAGAAAATCATCGCGGCCATCCTCGAAGTCGCCGGAATCGAAGACCCCGGCGCGGGCGCGGAGGAATAGCGCGCCATGCCCGGCACTTCCACGAACTTCCTCGTCTGCCCGTTCCCGTTCGTCTGCGACCTGTACGGCGGATGCTCGCACGGGTGCAAGTACTGCTACGCGAACGCGATGAAGCGCGGCAAGGAGCGCGCGGAGTTTTCGCAGAAGATCGAACACGCGGACACGTTGAAGTCCGTCGAGCGGTTCATATCCGGCGAAAAGTCCAAGCGCGACTCCTGGTGCGACTGGAACCCGCCGCTCCGGTTCGGCATCCGTTCCGACCCGTTCCAGCCCGCCGAGCGAAGCGAAGGTCTGATGCTCGCCGCGATGAAGATGCTCGCGAAGCGCGGCTATCCGTTCATCATCGTGACGAAGGGGACGGACGTACTTTCCTCGCCGGAATACCTCGCCGTTCTGAAGGACTGCAACTGCGTCGTGAACGTGTCGATGAGTTCGCCCGCGATGGACGCGCTGGAACCCGGCGCGCCGCCATACGAGCGGCGCCTTGCCGCCGTGGAAGCGCTCGCGAAGGTCGTTCCGCGCGTGGTCGCGCGCTGGCAGCCGTTCCTCATGGAACACACCGGGAAGGCGATTGCCGAGATTCCGCGACTGAAATCGGCGGGCGCGCACGCCGTCCTCGTCGAGCCGATCTTCGGCAGCAAGTTCAAGATCGGCAGCCTCATGGTGAAGGTGCGGCAGAAGTACCTCTATCCGGTAGACGTGGTGGAACGGAGCTGGACGTCCATTCGCGCGGCGGCGCACGCGAGCGGCCTCGTCTTCGTCACGCCGTCCATCCGCAAGTTCAGCGACAGCCTGCTCTGCTGCACGGGAGGAGACATGCCGGGGTTCGTCCCGAACACCTGCAACGCGACCTTCTACTACGCGGCGCCGGAGAAGTACAAGCCGACGGAGCGGATGAAGCAGGTCGGGACTGGCGACGTGTTCAACCTCATCCGCACCGGGCGCAACAAGTTCAAGCGGCTCGGCTCGTACTCGTTCGCGCAGCTGATGACGCATCGAGCGAAGACGCAGTTCTCGCGCGAAGAAATCCTCGACCGGTAGTTTTTACCGGACGGAGAAGTTTCGGAAGCCGGGGAAGTTCCTTCATCAATTCGCGTTGCGGCGAGGCGCGCGGAGTGTTCCGAAGACAACCGACGGCGGGTGCCGTCACCCTCCCGGATTCCGTTCTCAACCCGCGCCGAAAGGCGCACAAACCCAAAGGAAACTCCCATGAAGGAAATCCTCGACATGGCGTGCTCGGGCGGCGGCTCCGCCGCTCCCGCCCGTGGCCGTGGCGGCCGTGCCGCCGCTCGTCCCACCCGTGGTGGCGGTCGTGCCGCCCGTACCCCGGCTCGTGCCGGTGGCCGTGGCCGC